TTCTCGAGGTCGGCAAGTCACTCATCGACCGGCTGATCCCGGACGCTGATGCACGCCGACAGGCCGAAGCTGACTTTCTGCGCATGGCCATGGAAGGCGAGCTGAAGCAGACCATCGCTCAGCTCGAAATCAACGCCCGAGAGGCTGCGCATCCCAGCGTATTCGTCGCCGGTTGGCGGCCGTTCTTCGGCTGGGTCGGAGGATGTGCTTTTGCATATGTCGGACTGCTCCAGCCGCTGCTGACTTGGGTGGCGCAGGTGAATGGGGTGCCCTCCCCTCCTGACATTGATACTGAATTCCTCTGGGTTGTGGTCTCTGGCCTGCTCGGAATAGGGGGGTTACGAACCTACGAGAAGAGGGCAGGGGTCACCCGCTGATGGCTGCGCAACCTCTACCCGGGCGAATCATCGCCGAGGCTGTCGCAGCCTTCGAGCAGAGCGACTACAACACAGCCCGCGCGGCTGAGCTGTTGGGCATCTCTCGCTCGACATTACAGAACCGCCTTCGCGTAGCACGCGATCGCCAGCTTCTGCCAGAGCGTCCGGCAGAGGGACTGTTCGTTCAGAAACAGCCCGAGACCGAAGAGTCAATCGAGGAGCTGCTGCAGCGCAAAAAGGCGCACATGACGCGCGCTCTTGATCACGAGACATGGGCGAAGCTGATTCCGGTTACCGTCAGCGGCAAGAAGCCGATAGGAATCTGCCTAGTAGGCGACCCGCACCTTGATGACGACCACTGCGACATTGCGCAGTTGGAGCAAGACCTCAAAACGGTTGGCGGGACGGATGGCTTCTACGCAGGCCACCTCGGGGACATCACCAACAACTGGGTCGGGCGGTTACAGCGACTGTACGCATACCAGAGCGCCAGGTTCTCTGACGGTCTAAAGCTGGCCGAGTGGATGTTCGGTCTCTGCCCCAACCTGTTCGTGGTTGGCGGCAATCACGATATGTGGAACAACGGGATGGATTTGCTTCGCTTCATCACGCACCAGAGTCGCACGGGGGTCGTGCAGGCGCACGGCGCTAGGATCGCACTGCGCTGGGAGAGCGGCGAAGAGATCCGCATTCACGCCCGGCATGACTTTCCAGGCCGAAGCCAATTCAGCGACACGCACGGCATGAAAAGGGAGCTTCTGTTCGGCTGGAAGGACCACGTCATCGTCGCCGGACACACGCACGTCGACGAGGCTCGGGTGGAGCCAAGCATTGACGGCATGGCGCACTGGCTGTTTCGGGTGTCCGGCTACAAAGTCATCGACGACTTCGCCAAGGAAAAGGGCTTCAGACCGAAGCGCCTCGCACCGTCTGTTTCGATCATCGTCAACCCCTCGGCGCGGGTCGAGGCTGAAAAGATCAAGCCCTTCTGGGATGTCGAAGCAGCTTCGGATTACCTCACCTTCATTCGACAAAAGCCCACGTCCTCCCGGATAAAATCTGCGAAACGGTAGGGTAGCTGACCGCGAATTTGTTCGCGATGCGCTGGATCGTCCAGCCTTCAGATCGCAGCGCACGGATCGTTCGCACCTTATCTCGATCGAGCTTGTGCCGTCCACGCGGGCGGCGCTCGATCTTCAGCCTTTTAGTAACGTCGACGTAAATCTCCCGCCGCGTAATGCCCTCGACCAGCGAGGGTGATATCTCGAACTTTTCTGCGATCTCTTTTACCGAGATCGATAAATCATTGAACAGCTCGACGATCAGACGCACGTCCTCATCAGTCAATGTCCGCACCTTCCGCCTCCTGAATAAACTTCCGCATTTTTATCTGTAGTTCATTGACCGACTCGGCCGCCAGTTCCATTCGACGTAGCGCAACCCTGGCTGCCCGTTGGCCTGTCCCAGTGTCCAGATCCTGTTTACAGAGGCTGTTGCATTCGCTGAACAGGTCGAAGATGGCCATTCGCAGTTGGTCGCGTGGGTCGGTCATTTCTCTCCCCTTGCGCGGATGTTGACCGCACACAGCCTTGCCTCGTAACAGATCGGCCCGTCATTGCCTTCCCATTTCTCTGCCTCCGCCTCACACACCTCCGCACACGCCTCGCGCTCGGCAGCGGCGACAAGGGCGGCGAAGCGTTCAAAGACCGGCGCAAGGTCACGCTCTACCCATGTCATGTGGTCAAACATTGCCCCAGCCTCCCGCGCCATGCGGATTATGTCTTCTCTGTTCATTTCTCTCCCCTCGCGCGGATAAGTGCTGCACAGTTGCCGCAGGCATGGGCCCAGCCGCCTTTTTCCCAAAAAGACGACTCATTAGCAGATTCCGTATCACAAATCTGCGCACACGCCTCGCGCTCGGCAGCGGCGACTAGCTCGGCAAAATACTCAACGTCGCCGTGGATCTGAATTTCGTTTGACTCAATCAGACGAATCAATTCTGGGTTCATTTTGTCACCATCTTGGGTTTAATTTGTTTTGGTACGTAGCCGCCGACCGGCTCGCCAAGTTCTTTTAACCTACCCTGAATTTTGGAGATTGTTTTAACGGCTCGGTTGTATTGATCATGCAGGCCTACCAGCTCGCAATCGACGCACGGATCGCTAAACAAAACTCCGTGCCCGCAGCCTATAAACCTCAGAACGTATGGATGCATAGCGTCGTGCGGTTTCATCAGTCCTCCATACTCGCGGGCCTGCCCTGTAGATGCGCTTTTAGTGCTCTTCGCGCAGTATTAAGAGCGTGCAAATTATTGCTGTTGTTGACACACTGAAGATTGCAGTGTGCTTCCGCAAAGTCATAAGCCAGCACCATTGCTGCATCAACCCAAGCAGAGTGCAATTCTTCGTCGTAATCCATTGCTCAGATCTCCCGCGCCATGCGGATAATGTCGTCTCTGGTCATACATGCCTCCAACTCTGCCCCGTCAGTACCGCCTCTATCGCCCGCTTTGAAACATCAAACTTCGCCGCAATCGCACGCTGCGTCAGACCGTGCGCACCTAGTGCGCGGATCAGGCGCACGTCGCTCTCGGTCAGCTTGGCGCGCGGGTTGCGCTCGCCGCGACGGTTTAGATATTTATCCGCCGGAACCATCCGTTGATGCCCTCCGCTTTACTTAATCGAACCTTCGCCCATTTGTAGGCGAGGTGGTTGTGATATCCGGCGTGGAACCCGCTGGCCGCAGGCAGCAGGTGGCCGAGTTCGTGGATCTTGACCCATTTGGTTACGGTATGCGGAGTCACAGCCAGCATCTCGGCAATGCGGTCTGGCTTGTGCTCGCGCAGCAGTTCCATGAATTTCGGCACGCCCGGAAACTTGGTCGTGGACGGGCGCTTCAGCTTTTCGGGTTTTACCCGCTTGAAATAGGGCAGCATCATGAAAATAGCCAGTACAGAAATCCGGTGACCACAAACAGCGCCCATCCGAGCATGACCAGATAGGCCGTATCTTCTCGAGCGCGCTGCTTGCGCTCCCACCTGATCGCCCATTCTTCTGCCTCGAGATAAAACTCGAAGGGTCCACGCCGGGCGTGCAGCGGCTCTACGCCGCTGGATACGATGGTCATCTCTAAACCATCATCTACGATCCACCATTTTTCTTTCATGGCGCGGTCACCAGTGCTAGATAGCCGAGGCCGTAGACCATTGCGAACCAGAACGCGCCTGCAAGCCAATCATTCTTTGTCACGCTTCAACCCCTCTTGGATGTAGAACAAAATCTGCCCGGCCAGCGTGCGTGTCTGTTCCTCTGCGACTTTGCGCAGCTCAGCCTCAACTGCTGGCGGCAGGCGAACTGTTAGATACCGATCCTTTTTCAATGTAACTTCTCACCTTTTGCTGTGCGTCATTGCACCCTGCGCACACGATCGCACAATGACCCACATCTTGTAAATAGCTGATCCAGTCTTTCTGCTCTGCGGATATGCGCCCGCCTACGGATCGCTTCATCTCGATCCAAAGGTTCCACGCTGGTATGAAAAGATCCGGCACGCCTGGGCTGACGCCTTCAAGCTTCAGCTTTGCGCCTTGGGTGCGTGAGCGGCTGCCGCCGTTGGGTATGGCGAAGATTCGGACGGATGGATAGGTCTGTCGGAACCAGGCGACGAATGTCGCCTGCTCATAATGCTCACTTAGAACGGCACTTCCATTATCCACGCCGGACACGCGCCTGGTTGCCGCGCGAACAGCTCCGGCGGCTCGGCGTCGAATTCGATGCATATTCCGTCCTCGCCAAAATTGTCACAAGTGTGGCAACAGCGTGGCACAGGCGGGCGATCTCGCCAAGACAGGACGATATCGGGTTCTTTTGGCCTAGGCATCTTTGACAAACACTCCATCCGACCGCAGGGTTCCTTTTCGGTCTTTGATTACGTTGTAAGCGTGCTCGAGACAATCCAGCAGCTCGAATCCAGCCAGGCGGGAGCCAACGATCAGGGTGACCAAAATGTCGCCGTAGGCGTCCTGCATCTCGCCGCGAAAATTCCTCTGCGTGGCGGATAACAGCTCCGTCACTTCCTCCAGCGTTTTGATGCCTTGGGCCATGGGCGTGCTGTTCGGGATGATCTCACGGTCAATCGCCCAGCTAATCACGCCGCGTTCGAGTTCGCTGTAACGTTCCATATGCGCCTTACTACTTTGTGAAACTTTCCGTCCCGTTTGTACTCAACAATGGCTGGCGGTGTCGATCGCGACAGCACCTGCGCCAGTTCGGTCAGGTCGTCGATCTCGAACACGTCAGCGCCTGCCGAGCGAGCTAGTATAGCCACCGTCTCGACCGCTTTGCGTCCGGCATAACCCTCATGCCGAACGGGCATGTACTCACGAACGGGGTCGGTTGTCAGGCCGGAGTAATAGCTGATGCGCAGCATCTCGAGGCCACTGGTGCGCGATATATGCTTGTCCCAGCGCCAATCAGTGACGCGCATCTGAAACGGCGCTATGCGCATGATGTCGTCGTCGTGCAGTTTCGGCTTTGGCTTTGGTGGTGGCGGAAACTCATAGCCGCAGGCAATGCAGTGCATTACCGACAGGTGGATCAGCTCGTTGCATTCTGGGCATGCCTTCAAAGGCGCCTCGCCTTGGCCAGCCTTGCCTGGCGGCCGCACGTCGGTTATCGGGCCGTGGGCTTTTACGGCACCAGCGAAGTCGAGCACCAGGCAGTCGGACTTGCCTTCAGCTAGGCGCATTCCCCTACCGACCATCTGCACGTACAAACCGGGCGAGGCGGTGGGGCGCAGCAGTGCAATCAAATCGATGCCCGGCACGTCGACGCCAGTGGTGAGACAATTCGCATTGGTGAGGGCGCGCAGGCGTCCGGCGCGGAAGTCACTTAGTAAGGACTCGCGCGTCGCCTTCGGCGTCTCGCCGGTGATCGTCTCGGCGGATATCCCGCGATTACGTAATCGATCGGCTACAGCATAGGCATGCTCGACGCCGGAGCAGAACACCAGCCAGGTTTTCCTGTCGCGGCCGCGGTTGATGATCTCGTCCACCACCTCCACGTTCTGCCCATCCGTATTGATGCGCTCGGCCAGCTCTTTCTCGATGTAGTCACCACCGCGCTTGTGTAGCCCGTCCAGCTCGTAACTGTAGTGGGTCAGCTTGGAGCGGAGCGGCGACAGGTACTGAGCCTGCACCAGATCCAGCACGCTGGTAGGCTCTATCAGAGCGGAAAATATCGCCGGTTCATCAGTGATAGACCCGTGACCCAGGCGGTAAGGAGTTGCCGTAAGACCTACAACGCGCAGGGCCGGATTGATTTCCTTAAGCTCGGCAAGGAGCTTTCGGTAGCTTCCGGTGTCGATATGGCTAACCAGATGACACTCGTCAATCATGACGATATCGACGTGCCCGATCGTCTTGGCTTGGCGCCTCACCGACTGGATGCCAGCGAAGGTGATCTGGTCCAGATCCTTGCGCCCGACGCTGGCTGAGTAGATGCCCAGCGGCGCGTCCGGCCAGACGGCCAGAAGTTTCTCGGCATTCTGCTCGATCAGCTCCTTCTGATGCGTCAGCATCAGCACGCGCGTCTCCGGCCAGGTGGTCAGCATGTCGTGGCAAAGGTGCGCGATGATGTGACTCTTGCCAGAGCCGGTTGGTAGGACAATGCACGGGTTGCCGGTGGGGTTGCGCTCGAACCAGTCGTAGAGGCTGGCGATGGCTTTGTGTTGGTAGGGTCTCAGCATTCCAAATATGCCCTTATAAAGGTTTCTGCGACTTGCGCGACGATCGCGTTACCGTAGGCACGCAGTCGTCCCACTCGACTGGCAGCCCCATGAGCCAGCGGGAATGTGCCGGGTTCAACTGGCCGCCACTTTCCATCCCGGCAGTAGAGCCAATCAGCATCTCGCCAGTGGCCGTTAGTCGGGCTGGGCCTGACAGCCATGCCACTCTGCCCAACAGCGCGTTCAGCGGCACGTTCTGGCATTCTGATCCGTCCTTGTGGTCTCTCGTCGTCGGCGTCGGCCAGCCCGATAAAGTCACTGCATCCTGCAAGTTCACTTGATGACCACCCGCTTTGCGCTTCATGGGGTCTTGACCATTCCCGCGCAGGCTGTTTGGACTGCACGCTGCCGGCGTCGGCCACCCAGTAGAGTCGCTGTCTGATATGCGGGGCACCGACGCCCGCAGCGCAGATATCTGCCGCAGCTGTGGCGTATCGCGCAGCTTCCAAGTCAACTTGTACAAGGTCGAGCCAAGCGAGGCCGTCTTTGCTCGCAACCTGTTCGCCAAAGACGACTGGAGGTCGGCACTGGCTGATGAGGTGGTAAAACGCCGGCCATAGGTGCCGCTCGTCATCAAACCCGACTCCTTTGCCTGCCGAGCTGAAAGGCTGGCAAGGGCATGATCCACTCCAGACTGGTCTGTCGTCTGGCCATCCTGCTCGCCTGAGCGCATAGGACCAGACTCCGATTCCTGCAAAGAAGTGGCACTGAACATATCCTCGAAGGTCATCTGGCGTGACATCTTCAATGCTCCTAGTGTCTACGTCGCCCGGCGCAATGT